TATCCTCCAGATAGCACAACATTTTTCTCTCCTGTCATTTCAACGGCTTTAAGAATTAATTTTAACACTTCTTCTTGTGTTTCTTGTTGTACCTTATATGCGAGGTCTCTTCTATTTTTTAATTTAGTATAGTCTTTTTTCTCATCTCCGCCATTAATACCAAGTTCACCTTCTAGTTCATCATACATTAACGCATTGATAATAGAACTTTGAGGATAGTTTGGAATAATAACGTTTCTGTTTGTAAGAGTTACTTTACCATCTCGAACAAAAAGACTTGGGATTTTATCATTAGGCTCACCATATGGGAAAAGTCCCATAGTTTTTCCTGCTTCAATTGAACTGAAGCCACAGTATTCTGTTACTGCCTCATAGGCTTTTGTAATACCAGCGGTATCAGAAATAACGCATTCGTGTTTTCCATCTTCATTATACATAGAACTATCAAAGTTTGTATTAACAGCACCTACCATTGGACCACGTAAACCAATGTGTTTGTATAATGTTTTAAAGTTGCTAGGATATTCACAACTAAAAATAGTTTCAGTTTCCCAACCTGTTGTTTGTTGTCCACCAAAATTTAAAGGAATAAATGTTCCAGCACCATCAACAATTACTGCAACTGCTTTATCAAATCCTGATCTATAAAAAGCACAAGCGGCGTGTAATTTATGATGCACAAAACTTAAATCAACAACCTGACTGTGTTGATAAGGATTCTCTGCTCTACTAATTAAGCCTAATTTACGTGCTAATCCAGTATACACATTGTCACCTGTGTAGTCAATTCTACCTGCTGATTCGTCTACACTTTGCGTATGTGCAATAACTAGATAATCAAGTTTATCTGTGTAATCTAAAATTTTAACCATTGAAGCAAATGGGCCACCATCATACTTTTGTCTTGATAGTCTTTCTTCTTCGATAGAGAATACAATTTCGCCGTCTTTTAGTAGACATACACCTGAGTTATGTCCTCTAGCAATACCGGCAATCCATACTGGTTTTTTATTTTCACTCATTATTTTATCTCCTGTTTAGGATTCATAAACGGAGGAAGTCCTTTTGCTCCTCCGGCAGGTCCTGTTATGCCAAATTGTGATGGCATTGCTGGAGCCATTGCCGCTGGTGTTTGTGGTTGCTGTGGATGTTGATGCATATGTCCGTGTTCGTGAACTACACCATGTACAGGACATACCTGTTGGTGTTGAGGTTCTTGTCCTTTTAATTTAGCAACTTTGACACTAGGATCACGTTGCTTAGGAAATTTCTTAGTCAGATCAACTGCCGCTTTAACTAAATCATCTTCCTGTGCATTGCTCATACGTGATAACCCATCATTCATTCTGTCAGTATGTTCATCTGGTGCAATTCTGATAGGTGCATATTCTCTTCCTTTTTCACCTGTATCAATAATCTTGAAAGTTTTTTCATTTGGATAGGAAATATTGATAGGATATGTCGAAGAAACAACTGATACACACGGAACGTCCAGTGCATATGCAATGTGCTGACCTACGCTATCACACCCGATAAAAATATCTGCGTCCTTAATTAAACCTGACCACTGTCTTAAACTAATACCTGCTGGTTGTGGAATAGGAACATCAAATTTTTCGCCACTAAAATCAATCTGCAACTCAGCCATGATCATTGTAGCATATCCTTTTTTCTGTAACTTTTGAATTATAGAAACTAGATTAGAGTATTCTAGACTGCGTGATGTACTATCGTTAAATATTCCATCTCTAAATTCAATTCCACGACCAAAAGGTTGAATAATTGCAACCTTGTCCTTACCGGTCATTTGTTGCACTTCGTTCATAGTAATAACACCATTAAGCATTTCGTCTTTGCTTAATTTAAGTGTAGGTTTTGGTAAATCTCTGGGTTCTTCTCTATTATTAAAAATAATATCGAAGCACTGTGCCAAACTTGCTTTTTGATTGTAGTAATGCCAAACTCTATATGGTTCAGGACTTACACAATTTCTATCTTTAATTTTGTCTTGAAACAAATTTTTGTGCCATACGTCGTATGCACGTTTATCTAAATCGTGATGACCTTTATAGAATTCAGTACCACCTTCACAAACAATGATAAAATCATCATCTGGATTTTCTTCTCTAAATTTTTCTAAACCCGGAATGGAAGTAAGGACTCTACCAGCACCGCCGTTTATAAAAAACGCTGTTGATCTTTTCATTTTTTTCCTCTAATCTATATTTTTTGCAGTCTTTATAATAGCATCAGATCACTTCTAATGCAAGAATATTTAACTAACAAAACTAGATGAGGTTTAGATCTTGGTTTTATGTATTTGTGGAAGTATCCGGAGCAACATTTGCCGCATTTGGATCTACTGGTTCTGGAGCGTTATCAACAGCAGTATCCTGGAAAGTTGCTAGTGTTTCCGCAGGCATAATAGGCATCTCTACCTGTAATTGTCCTGGAGGCGGATCATCTGGATTCATAACTGTCTGTGCTCTAGGGTCTTGTGGGAATGGAATCATCCATGGATCCCAAGTATCTCTTGGAAATTTAGTAGGAATTGATACTAAATCTTCTTTGAATGCTGTCATTTTAGCAATCATATCCGTGTTACCTTGTTCTGTATATGTTGCTATTGCGTCTGTTGCCTCTGAAACTAAACTTGCCGCCGCGACATCTAAATTTTCAAATGTCATATGCGGTCTTTTCCATGGAAAAGGCTTTTTCCATTCTTCTGCAACAAAATCGTACTGTACTTCACTTACTTCGTATGTGTGATCTGGTACAGGAATAGTTGCTCTAGAATAATAAACTGTTGTGTCTGAAGGATCAATGTCTGTTCTTGTAAATTCTGTTTGAGGATAGTCTGCTTGATCAACTTTCATCCAAAGAAGAGCACCTAATAATGGTTCTTTTCTAGCATCTACTAGTATAGCCGCCGCATCATTACCACCTTGTTGGTGCCAACGCTCTGCTTGTTCAGGAGTACCATCATATGCTTCTTGATCATAGGACGGAATAACATAACCTGTTTCTCTGGTAACATAACACCAAAATTTTGCAGGACCTACATATGTAAAGTCAGCAGTAAGACCTAACTCATTTGTATCGTATAGATACTTGTCAGGCATATCATACGTAAAATCTACTTCAATATTTGGTACATTATTTGAACTTGCCATATTATCTTTTAAACTCCTATAACTCTATTTACGTTTGATACCATGTGATTCTGATCATTCCTGGAGCACCATATGATCCACAATGGCAGTGTCCTGACCATGTGTAGAATGTTACGCCACCAAATCCTGGTACGTATTGTGGTGAAAGTCTTGACCAACCAATATTGTTTGCCGCCGCACAGTTTACGTAAGTATCAAAGTGTCTACCACCTACACCTACACCAACTGTACCACCGCATTTATTAACAAGTCCGCCTGGATATGGTAGATAGTGTTTATAACAGCAGTGATCACCGCATGATCTATTAACCCACCAACCACGCACACCGCAAATATTAATATCACCACCGTAAGCACACGCAGTACCTGAGTTTTGTTGACATCCACAGCACCATGAACGACAGTTACAATAACCTGTTACATAACATCCATAACCTGGGAAGCAGTAAGAACATCCTTCAATACCACCATCAGCACAGAAGTTACTTAATCCTGTACCTTTAATGGAAGAACGACATCCTCTAAATCCGTTTCTACCGTTGGTACAACAAGCACCTTCACCCATACACATATCATAACAGTCGCCTGATGATACTGAAATAGTTCTACGTGCATATGCACCTGATCCACCTGGTGCACCACCCATACAACAGCAGTTTACACCGCCACCGCCACCTGAGCCCCATGCTTCAAATGTAGCACGAACGGCATCGGTTGGAACAATAAAAGCAAAACAGCAATATTGTTGATAGTTACCAAATGATGGACAACTCCAACAAGATGATCTCCAAATTAATGTACAGCCTCCTGGTAAGTCTGTTACGCTCTCACCTGCTGGTAGTACTAAATCGTTTATGTATGATGATAGTTTTGCCATATTAATATTTACCTTAACAACAGTCGTTCCATGTTACTCTGACGAATCCAGCATTTCCTGGATAACCATAACAGCATCCACCACCACATGATGTTGCTGACTGTCCACCAACACCAGGTGTTAAACCTGATTCACCTGTTGCCCATCCAATATCAAACACACATCGTGCCCAGTCTGAGAAACAAGCGTCACCCATATTTCTTACATGAGAATGTCCGCCATTTTTGTTTACTAGACCACCTGGATAATGATACCATAATCCCCAATAGCATGGTCCACAGTTACATTGTGCCCATATAAATGAAGGTCTTCCATAAGTTCCTCCATCGGCACCGTAATACATTTTACAACATAAGCAACAGTATTGTTCTGTATAATAATATCCGCAGTTGTTACCTTGACAGTAACCATATCCCCACATAATCCAACAACAAGTTTTACCTGGGTTTCCGCCTTCAACACAGAAATTACTTAATCCTGCACCTTCAATATAACCTTTACAACCTAAAATACCGCAACAACATGAAGCACAACAAGTTGGTGGTCCTGGATAAAATGCGTAACAATCTCCTACAGCATAGTCGGCACCATTGTTGTGACCTTTTAAACATTTGTAAGCATATGCACCAGATCCTCCTGGAACACCTTGTTGACAACAACAAGCACCGCCACCTGATCCGCCACCTGCCCAAACTTCAAATTTGGCACAGTTTGCACCATCTGGCATACACCAATATAGATAACAGTTACCTGCGTAGTCTGAGTTACAGTAACATTGACAGTGAGGGAAGAATACCACTTGACATCCCGGTTCTAACGGTCTAATGTCTGTTGGACTAACTGCTCCTAATAATGATTTTAAATTTGCCATTTCTTCTCCTATGGATCCAATGTTATTCTTACTAAACCTGGGCCGCCTGGTCCACCGCAGTAACAGTTTCCGCCTAATGCCGAACCTGAAATACCACCTTGACCTGGTGCTCTTTGGTGTGATCCACCACCACCGATTAAACCTTGTCCGCCTCTACAGCCGTCAAATCCGCCCGGCATATTGTAAGCACAAAATCTATGCATATCCCATCTCATACCTTGCATTGATAAATGTCCTGGCAATGGCGTGTAGTGTTTATACCAACATGAGTTATTATTTTGACAGTGAGTTGCGATACCACCTAATCTACCTGGAACGCCCATATCACCGCCGAACCAACAAGCACAACAGTTTGGATATCTAGGATCTAAACAAACTCCACATCCAATACAGTTGAACATAAAGCAGAGTGAACAACCTGAGTTTCCACCTTCTGCACAAAAATTCGAGTACCAATAATTGTTACTAATCCAACTTTTACAACCTCTGTATCCACAAGCAAAAACTGGTGAACAACAAGAAGGTGGTCCAATACAAATTTGTAATTCTTGATTACAGTTTTGATAATTCTGTACACATTTTCTTACGTAAGCACCTGAGCCGCCGTCAAATCCCCATTGGCAACAGCATACACCTGCGGCTCCACCGCCGCCGCCCCACATCTCAATGGTCATTTTGTTGACCGAAGGATCAGGATTGAAACAGTGTTCGTGTCTACATTGATCCGTGTTATGTGAAATACCACAGTGTTGAGTAAATGTCACTTGGCAGGTATAATATTTTCTGCAAGGAGCATTAGGCGATGTAGCATCAAACTCATCACTCGTTGCTCTATCTAATAAACTTTTTAAGTTAGCCATTTACTTTATCCTTAATCCTCTTTTTTAATGTGTGCTAGTATTTAACTTAAAATTAAATTAAAATCCAGCCGTAAGTTGCTCCAGAATACATTAATGTTACAGTAGCATTGTTCAAGTTAAGATCTAAATTTTCATTTAAGTTTTGTATCTTAGAACCATTTCTTGCTAATGTTACATTGTATTGTCCGAAAGAACCTGTGACATCAATAATTTGGATAGTATCACCAGTGACTAACGAAGCGTTTGCAGGCAAAGTGACAGTAAAAGCACCACCGCTTGTATCAGCAAGAACTCTATCGTTCACTACCGCTTGGTAAGTACCGCTAATTTCACGGATAACTGCACCGCTTGTTCCAGTTGTTGTAATATATCTTCCCATTTGTTGTTCCTTATCTTATTGTTATTTATCTATGCTAGTGTTTCAATGCCCATTACAACACAACTCATTGCTGGGGCACTCGAATACGCTACAATCTTTTTTCCTGCGTCAAGCACAAGACCTGTTCTCTCCAACACACCTTTTGCTTGGATTTCAACGTCAAATTCAATCCATTCAGCATCTGTAGGTGTATCAGCGGCCGCTACTGCTAATCTTACAGCCGCCGCGTTATTTGAGCGGTTGCACATAGACACAGTAACAACGGAATAGGTACTTGCAGGCACTGTATAAATCGTGGTATTACTACCTTGTGCCATACTTGCCGCTCCTAGTCTTCCTGTTGCCATATTTTTTTCTCCTTTTTGTTACTTACCTTTATGATAATAACATCCTTTGTAACGCAACAATGTCTCCATCAACTCCGCCTAAGAAGTTCAATTTGGCTTTAACTTTGATTTCAACACCGGTTGTAGTGTCAATTTGATCTTCTTTGATCTCAATAACACCTGCGGTCATTATATTTACGTTCAATTCGGAATTACCACCACCAATTTGAGCATTAATGAAAGTTCTAATTGCTCGTTGTGTCGGCACAACACTGTCCGAGTTAGCCGCAAATGTTCCATCTGTACTAAACTCAGTAATTACTGCACCTGTTCCACCAAGTTCAACTGAACCCAATGAAAGTTCATTTAGTCCTGCAATGTTAAATGCATCTGCATCCAACGTTGCAACACCAGTGGACTGTTCTACTGAGAACAAGTCACCAACTCTAAAGTTACCGTCTTGGTCTGTTGACGTAAAGAACACTCTACCACCACCATACTGAACAGTTTCTTTTGTTGCATCTGGATCTACTAACGGAATTCCTGGATAGTTAGTATTAGTAAAGTTACCTGTACCAATATCTAAGAAATCGTGTCCTGTTAGTCGAACCTGTGAATATCTAATTCTTAATTCTACCGCATCACCATGCTCTGGTGCTTGGTTAACAGGAACATCAGGACTTAATTGTACTCTTGCTGTATAAGGTCCTACGCCTAGTAATTCTCTTACAGTAACAAGTTTAAAGTAAGGATTATTAATTCCTTTTTCTGCTGGAACGTTTGCTAAACCGTTTGATATTACATCAATCATAATATCTAACAAGTATGTTACTTTAGAAATCGTTTCATTCTCGCCATCGTTGCCTGTAATTGTCTGTGTTGTTACCACAGGCGATTGTAAAGTTGAGTAAGATGTGTTTATTAAAATGTAACTATTGATAATAGTTTTTAACTGTTCAATAGCCGCAACCGTTTGTGCTTGTTGACCTGCTACTTGTGAAGTAGCACCATCCCAATAACTTTTTGATGCCGCAATACTTTGTAGGTTACCACCAAATTTAATATCGTGTGCAATAGCATCAACAATATATCCTGTGTCTCTTTCGCACTTGGATTGATTATATGAGAATCCGTTCCATATACCAGTTCCTGCTGATATTTGTGCTTCGATCCAAGCAATAACTTCATCTTTTAAAAACTCTTTGTTAACAGTTAATAGATCATAAGTGTATGGATATGTTTCACTTGTAATACTATTAAATGTTACGTTTGAACCAGCCAATGGTGGTTCAGTTAATCCTTCAAGATATACGTTCGCTCCAGGTTGATATTTGTCTGCATAACCATCACCTGAAACAGTAGCAGTAGCAGTTTCGTAACCAATACCTCTGTTTAACATTGTTGGTTGTGCTATTACACCGTTACCAACTCTAACTTCAAATGGTGCTTCAATTGTGTTTGAAGGATCTGTAATTGTTAGTGTAGGAGTTGTAACGTATCCTGAACCAGGTTCAAGAATTTTCATTCTTGCAATTTTTCCTGTGGCAACTACCGCTCTTATAAGTGCTTGTGCACCTGTTAAAATTTTATTTTGATTTGTTGTTGATGTTTGAATTCTAAACCATTGTGGTCTGTTTGAAACAGATCCGCCAACCAACCCAGCAAACTCTGCCGGAGAAGCAATTCCTGTATTAGTTCTTTGTGTCCAATTAATACCATCTGGTGTTTGAGCACCTTCATTACCTGATGTAATAGTTGCAACATCAAACGTGATATCAGTACCTGTACCACCAATACTTGCCGCCGCAATAGTTAATGTCTCAGCCACTTCGTAAAGTTTACCTGGATTTCTTACAGTAATTGTACAAGCACCTGATCCGTCAACATCGACATCAAATTCTGCATCAGCACCAATAACTGATCCCGTAGCACTTACACCTGTGTATGTACCAAGTGTTCTTAAAGCATCCGCGGCACCTACGTTGTTAATTGTTTTAATTTGTCCGTGTTTTGTTTGTGCCCAAACAAATGTTCCCATTTGATAGTTAATAAATCCTTCATGGTGTAGATATGCTGGATATGTTGCTTCTGTCCAAACAGTTCCGTTTAATGAATAATAGTATTTGTCACCTCTATCTAAAGTAACAATATATCTTCCATTACCCCATGCAATATCAAAATATTGTGCATCAGTTACAGTTGGAATTGGTAATCCAAATCCGTTCCATGTAATACCGTCTGACGATTTAGCCGCTTGTCCGTCTGTTGCAATAGCAACAAATTCGTTTCTTCCCCAAATAACTTTTAACCAATTTCCTGTTGTGCTTGGTAATGCTGTTTGTGTCCAAGTAGCACCGCTATCTGTTGAGTATGCTCCCACAGTAGAATCTTCAGTAATGGCAACCCATGTGTCGTTGATCTTGCTATATGCACTTGCAGTCCAAGTACCGTTTGGAGCAGTTGTTTGTGTCCAAGAAACACCGTTGTCTGCTGAGAAACAAGCAGTCGAAGTGCCTTTACCAAACACCGCCCAGTTGCCTCCGCCATCACCAACTAGTGCATTCCAGTTTAGTCCTGAAGGTAAATTTCCTCCAGCGGCAAACGTGCTACCGTCATCTGATCTTATTGTTGATTGAACGTTTTGTCCAACCGCTATAATTCTTCCACCTGCAATACCCCAGTTTTGTCTTCCATATTGTAATGCCGCTCCAACACCTTGTTGTGAGTCTGCATATCCTGGATGTGGTAATGTAATTCTAGGTTCAATTTCGTACTTTGTAGTTCCATCGATTAATGAAGCAATAGCAGTTCCTGGAATTAAATGGTCAAAGCCTGCTGTATCGTCGGATTCCTTAAACACAGTTGCTGATTTTGATCCAGCACCGTATGTTCCAATGTAACCATACTGACCAACACCAAGACCGCTGGTAATTACAATTCTCATTCCGTTGTATTGACCAGTGTTTGCAGTATCAGTGTTCGAAATTACAATCGATGTACTATCACCTGTTTGTGCTGTATTTCCTGCTTGTGAATATTCAGCACCACCGAAGTCTCCTTCGCCGTCTGCATCAACATCGTTATCCAACATACGAATATCAAAAATACCACTGTCTCTAAATTCATCTGCAAGAGCAATAGCACCTGTTCCGTCACCAGCAAATTCAAAAGTTGCATTTGTATAATGAACTCCTGCATTTGAATATTCAACTCTTAAAATGTTTGCTTGGTTTGTAATAACATTATCAATTGTTGCTTCTCTATTTCTATTATTAACTGTACCTGTAATAGGAACTTCAGTAGGATCAACACCTTCAGCAACAGTACCAAATGTACCGTATGATGAGTTACCGTTTGTAGCACGAATCTTACCACCGTTCTCTGCTAGGTAACCAATGTGACCGTAGTATGAGAACACGGAAACAAGTTCTGTTCTACCTAGGTTAGTACACCATACACCAATACCATCTGATAGTACCTGTGTAAAGTCGTTGGCAACGATCGAATCATTTCCGCCGTCGTGTAAATTACCATCAATTTTACAACCAACACATCCTGTACCAAATGTTGTTACGTTTTGTACATATGGTGAACGTGTTTGAATCCAAACTCTTGGATCAGTTGGACCCCAACCTGGATCAAGTGATGTGAATGAACCTGCTGTTGGTCTTCTAGTTCCATAATTGTTAGGAGCACTTAAAGTTCCTGTTAGTCCTTGTACTGTACAATTTCTTAAACCTGTTCCATCTCTTAGATAGAACATATCTTCAGTTAATGAACCGTTAACAGCGTTTGCATAATATCTTGCATTATAGATTGTTCTATAATTTCCGCCGTGTTTTAATTCCCAAATAAATCCTTCAATATATTTTCTAACATCACGCTGACATTTTGCTGTGTTGTATGTGTACGCAGGATATGTTGCTGTAATGTAAGCAGTTACTTCTTCTGCCAAGAAATCTGTATTGTGTTTTAGCATTTCAATAGCGGCATACACGTTGTCATCATTCGATGGAACTGTGCTTGAAGCATAAGGATTAATTACTGGTGGACTACTGTCTTGTGCAGTATTATTCACATAGTATTCAACATAATTAATTGCGTCTTGAATTCTTGCTTGTACAAAAGTACCTTCTGCAGAAGTACCTGCAAAGTTTAGTTTACTTTGCTCCATCTGTGTTTTTGTGTTAGAAGGTGTTTTTATTATTCCTGTACCTTGAATTACTGTACTAATAATAGATTTTAAATGTTCATATCCAGCCAATGAATAGTTTGTGTCACTTGCTTGAGTATACATTTCAGCAGTTGCAGGACGAATGTTAGTTGAACGTAACTCGTCTCCAACTACCGCAGTAAATTTTGGAACAATGATCGGTAATACTTCATAGTATCTTCCTGTTTTTACAAAAATAGTTTTATTAACAACTATTTCTGCAGGAATATTAACTGTTGATGAATCTTCAATAGCAACAGCATCTGAAACAATATCAATTAATGATTCAATTCTTTCTTGAGCACCTGCTTCTTCAACCCAGTTACCATTTTTATACTGAGGTACTGGAGTTGCTACGCTGTTTAATGTTGCATAGTTTTGTGCAGGATCTAAATTTGTTAAAATTGCATCAGCAAGAGTTTTAACATAATCCATTGCGTTTGCAACGGCAGTATTTGCACCAACAAAGTCATCAAAATATTCTAATGCTAACGCTCTAGTTTCAGTGTTTCCACCTTTACCTAAATCAAGTGCTACTCTATCTACTAACCAACCAATTCGTGATTTCATATCTGCTTTTGAAACAGGATATGTAAATCCAACAAATGGTGCAACAGAGTTAGTTGTTTGATAATCAATATATTCAACAACCTGTTCTTGAATAAAGTGTCTATTGTGTTCTAATAATTGTCTTGCATTATTGTTTAATACACCCCACTCAATTGCTTCTGTGGCATATCTAATAGATGCAAATGGTCTATCAACAGTAGCACCCCATTGTGGGAATGTTCCGTCCTGACCTGATGGACCAACATAATACACATGATCTGTTTTACCAAAAACTGACCATTCTGGCATATTACTTGAATTAACAACAAGTACATCACCTTCGTTTCCGATAGGTAATCGTGTTGGTGCTGATCCTGAATAGTAAAGTAAATCACCGTCTGTGGTTAATGCACTTTGCTCATTTCCGCCTGCAATAATTTTATAATAGTTACCAGCAACATCTAAGTCTGGTCTTCTACCACCAACTGATTGATTTGAAATGTGTGCTTGAACAACAATATAAGAGTTTACACCGTAGTAAACAATGTCACCTAAATCATATGAGGTAACGTTTGTCCAATCACCTTGCCATTCAAAACCTTGGTTAAGTCTTTCCCAGTAAGTTGTGTTAGGTGGTTTGTAAGCAGTGTCGGCATGATCTTTGATACACAAATAAGTGTAACCGCCAACTCTTACCACATCACCTACATAATAATCTTGTGTGGATGAGTCATCACCCCAATCGCCTCTTAGGTTGAATCCTTTTAGATATAAATCCCAATCACTGGTATTTGAATAAGGAGCCTTACCTAAATTATTAGTTGTTGCAATATATGAATAACCACCATAAGAAACAATATCACCTGGCTGGTATTGTGTTTGAATATTCCATGAATCTTCAAATTCTAAACCTGGAACAAATTTTTCCCAGTTTACTTCGTCAGCGGCAAGTGAAGTAGTTGAAGTATGATGAGTTATACAAATCCAAATGTTTGCTCCATACTTAACAATATCATTTACACGATATCTTGTTCCTGATGTCCAATCATTTCTATATAAAACACCTTTATGAAAATACTGCCATTTGGCTTGATCTGCTTCTAGACCTTCGCTTGTTGTTCCTGACAAGTGACCTGTGATACAAACATAAAGTTGTCCACCGTATCTAACAACATCATTTGGTTTGTATCTAGTTTGTTCGTCCCAAGCATTTTTCCAATCAAATCCGTTTGAATAAATGTCCCACTTGGCTAAATCTGCTTCTAGTCCGTCAATGTCTGTCGCAACTGTTGTGCTTGAAGTATGATATGTGTTACATAGATAAATGTTTCCACCATACTTAACTAAGTCATTAACTTTATATCTTGTGTTGACTGTCCAGTCACCTTTCCAGTCTGTATTTTCTGTGTAAAGATCCCAGTCACCTTGGTTCTGTTCTAAACCTAGTGTTGCTGTTCCGGCTGATGTGTGACCATTATTTGCAACATAAAGTAGTCCTCCGTATTTTACTACGTCGCCAATTTTATAATATGTGCTGACTGTCCAGTTACCTGCCCAGTTTTGTCCATCGGACATAACATTCCAGTACGCACTATCTAAATAGAAATCCGCTCCGGCAGTATGTGCCTGAACACAGATGTAAACCTGACCACCATATCTAATGATGTCGTCCTTAACATAGGCTTTTGCGGTTACCCACTCACCTTGCCATACAAATTTAATTCTACCTAGTTTAAATTCAGCCATTGATCACTCCAATTGTATAGTTATTTACCATATTATGTATAACAACCATTATGTGCCGCCTCCCGTTTCGTCGGTTCCGCCCATATCGTCCGGTGCTGGAAAGTCGGTTCCTGCGGCAAAAAATGCCATGGCCGCTACTTGTCCGCCAACACCGCCCTGTGCTGTTAATTTTGTTAATACATTGATTGCTCTAGTTGGATCTTCTTCAAGTGTTGTCATAGTAATTGTTTGGAAATTAATTTGAATAACACCTGCAACCAACCCGTTAACGTTAATGCTTGTACCACCACCTGTAATTCTGTTTGCAACATAAGCCGCGATTGCTTTTTGTGTCGGGATAATTCTATCTGAGTTAGCAGTAAACAGTGGATCAATTGAGAATTCACTAATTACAGCACCAGTACCGCCTAAAGTAACACCACCTAAACTTAGTTCTGTTAGTCCTTGTAGTTCAAATTGATCTGCGTTAAGTGTAACAGTACCTCTAGCCTGTTCAACTTCAAATAATTCTCCAACACGGAAGTTACCATCTTGGTCAGTTGAAGCGTAGAACACTCGTCCACCATCTGATTGTTGTACTTCATTAAATGGTTTTGGTGAATTATCTGCACCTTCAACGAAACCTTCAACATATCTTTGAGGATATGCTGATTCTCCAAAGTTACCTGTACCGATATCTAGGAAATCGTGGAATGTTAAACGTACCTGTGAGTATCTCTGTCTAATAGAAATTGCCGCACCGTGTTCTGGTGATTCTGCTCTTCCTAATTTAGGAGATATATTAATTTTTGCTGTTAGGCTTCCTGTATTACCTGCTACGTTTTCAACGCTGGTAACTTTATATGTTAATCCGTCAATACCTGCGATGTCTAAGTTATCACCTGGTCCTGGTAAACGAGACAATGCTTGTACGTTAACGCTACCACCTAATTGGAAAATGTCTGCATAACCGTCACCTGTTACTGTTGCTGTCGCACTTCTAAATCTTGTACCTCTACTAATAAATGATGGTTGAGGTAATACACCGTTGGCTAATCTCAAATTCCATCTAGGTTGAGATGTAGATTGAGGATCAGTTATCGTCATAACAGCATTACCTGTTTCTGTTATAGATGTTGCATTACCCATTCCAGCGGTAGATGTTGAATGATAATAAAAAGTACTAGGTGCATTAAATTGGACTTCAATTTCGATATATCTATCTGATGCAGTTGCAAAATTATTAATAAATGCATTTCTAGTTACAACGCTTCCGTCGATGTAGTATAATAATCCTTGTTCATAATAGTTGCCACCATCTCCGATACCTTCGGCACTGTCTGCAAAGAAGAACGGATGTGTAGTTGTTGTTGAATCATCTTGTGGGAAATCAGTTAAAGAACTATCATTTAAATCAAACTTGTATGTAATACCTCTTGACATATCTAGATGTGGACGTTCACTACCGTCAATAAAGAATACATTTTGTGAATCTCCTGCATTTCTTTCAACGGTAACAGTTTTTACAACGTATAAAGTTTCTTCTGCACCACTGTAACCTGATCCTGGATCTAATAATGTAAACGAACCAACCCTGTTGTTTGAAACTTCAATAAATGCAAATGCTGTTTTACCTTGTCTTACTATTTCAACAATGTTTGATCCTGATGATTGTAAAGGATTACCTGAAGATAACAACAAGAATTTTCCAATATAGTTTGGAGCACCGAAACAAACGTGTGTCCATTTTCTAGAACCAGTTGTTGTTTGAGCAGTCCAAGTAATTGCGTCTTCAGATGTTGCTAATTCTGTGCTATTTTCTCTCACAGCAAGGAATACACCTTGACCGTACCCTAATTTCCAGTTTCCTGGAGAAGGCAGTGCACCTGTTACTTCAACCCAAGTATCTTTTCCGTTTCTTACATTGTAGTATACAGTATCAGTTCCTGGTTGCACACCAACAAATCTATTGTTACCAAATGTTAATTGATCTAAGTTTGAAATATTTGTGGTTGTAAAGTTTTCACTCCATGTAGTTGCACTAGGTGATTTAAACCAAATTCTATTTGCTGTTGAATCAAAATCATTTGTGGTAACAATAAAGTGTCCTTGACCATATGCTATACCACGAACAATTATTCCGCCGCCTAACACAACACCTGGTGATTCATATTCAATCCAGTTAATTCCGTCTGTTGATTGCCACCATACAGATCCGTCAGTTGTCATAACGACAAAGTATCCACTACCATATTCAATAAATCTACTTGATACCAATGAAGAGTCTTCAGCAAGTTCTCTTACTAGCCAGTTTTCTCCATCTGTTGACACAGCAACAATACCTTCATCAGCAACAGCAACAAACCTTCCGTTACCGTATACTATGTCTCTCCAACTCCATGAACCTGACGGTACATTAGGAGGAAAGTTAGGGAATGTTCCTTGAGTCCAAGTTACACCATCTAAACTTGTTGCATATGAATCTGTGTTTGGTTTACCAAATTCACTTTGTGCAATAGCAACAAATCTTCCGTTACCGTATACACAGTTTGACCAGTCAATTGGTACAGGAAGATTAGCAGTTGTTTTGCTGAATGGTGGTTTACTAAACTCTACCAACGGTTGAATTTGATAGTATGCTGTATCATCAATAACAGGTTCTATAGGAGTACCTGAAATTAAATGATCCCATCCTGGTTGACCATTTGATAATTTATAAACGTTTGCAATTTTGGTTGAAGGGTCATATGTGTCAATAATACCGTATTGACCAACACCAGTACCACCAATAATTCTAATTAGTTTTCCGTTGTAACCTCCGGTTGAATCTTCTTGAGTATCAGTTAAAGAAAGTGTCAACGATGTAGTTGTTCCTCTTTGACCTAGACCTTGAATAACCTCGAATCCAAATCCACCCGCGGTTGATGAATCACCTGGATCCATAAGTCTAACTTCTTTAATTGCACCATCTCTAAATTCTTCATATTCTGTAACAAGTCCGCTACCTGTACCTGAAAATGATTTAACTGATGCTGATGTATAATGTTCTCCGGCGTGTGTATAACCAAATAGTAAAATTTCATCATCTTGGTCTGTATAAACCACGCCCACTTGTGCTTCTTTAGTTCTGTTATCAACAACAGCAGTAATCGGTGTTTCTGATAAGTCGTATCCTTCAGCAACTGATCCGTAATCTCCATAAGAGTTGTTACCGTTTGTTGCACGAATTTTACCACCAATTTCTGATAGATAACCAATGTGACAATAATATGTAAACACTGATACAAGTTCTGTTAAACCTAAGTTAGTACACCATACACCTATACCATCACTTAATACCTGTGTAAAGTCGTTAGCAACAATAGATTTATTACCGCCATCGTGTAGGTTACCGTCAATCTTCATACCCACACAACCAGTACCGATTGTTGTTACGTTTTGTACATATGTAGATTTATTTGTAACCCATACAGTAGAATCGTCAGGTCCGGTACCTGGATCCAATGATACAAACGCACCACCAGATGGTCGTCTAGTTCCATATTCATTAACGTCGCTTAATCCACCTGTTAATCCTTCCAGTGTCATATTTCTAATACCACAGCCGTTTCTCACATAGAACATATTCGATGCTTCATAACCAGCGGCTGGCATAATTCTTGTTGATCTTAATTCATGACCGACTAATGCAACATCGGCTGGAACACTGATAGGTAATACTTCTTTGTATTCACCGGTAGCAATAAAAATAGTTGCAGGTGCTCTAGCACTTTCGTCTGCTAAAATATAATCACAAGCATATTTTACTGTTTTAAATGGATTGTTTTCAGTACCACCTTTGTCTGTTGCATCAACACCATTAGGTGAAACATAATAAACTTTAGGAGATCTTCCTAACAATGCCCATGTTGGATAATTGTAACTTCCGCTGTCTTCTGCTGATCTTGGTAATACTTTAAGAGATGTACCTAAGTCACCGTGTACAATTCTTTCGTCACTATTTTGCCAATAAGATTTTATATCACCAACTTCTGCAAGAACGTTAGTTTTAATACCTCTCATGTAGTATGTCCAGTATTCAGGAAGTGCTTTTTTTAGATCCTGATCTGGTCTACTGTTAGGAGTTATTGCTCCGTGTCTCTTAATACACTGATAAGCAGTGCCGGCCCAGGTGATAATATCACCTAGTTCATAATATTTTATAGTCGAGTCGTCGTTTTCTTGAACCCACGGTCCAACAAAAAACTTTCCTGTCATTAAGATCTGCCAATTAGTAGATCCTGTTACAGTAATTGTACCTTGTTGTGTTCCATATGCCATTCCTGTGTGATTGTAACAAGCATAGTATAATGTATCTGGAGCATCGTTTGGAATTTGATACTGCACAAATCTTGATACCGCATTGTCGAATCCAGCAACATACGCCGCTAGTGTTGGAACAACTTTTGAATCTAATATATAAGTTACTTCAACACCTTCGTCTTCATAAGCATAACCACCGCCTAAAATTCCATCTACAATTTTTGATAGATATAAAGGATGTGTGTTGTTACTTCTGTCTGACTGTTCAAATGTATATGTTGAGCCTCTTTGTAAAGTAAAACTTTCTGCTAAAACATCATTAATATAATATTTGTTTGTACCATTGAATACTCTTACGTCAACTTTAAATGTTTGGTTATTGCTACTAACATCGGGTCCATCGATTGCACCTGAAGTATGATCAGCAGTTGCAAGGTATAGATAACCGTTGTTTCTAACCATATCACCAACTTTATAATCGGTGGCAATGGTCCAATTACCTCTTAAATTATACCATTCACCCATTAATGCCCAAGTAAGAGCGTCAGTTGGAGGAGCAATACCTATACTAAACTTTAATGCACGATAAGAATATCCGCCGTGTACTACAATATCACCTGTTTGATATGTTAAACCGGAGTTCCATGTATTATCGAATCCAATACCTGGAATATATTCTTCAAAATATTGTTCATCAAATGCCGATGGTGCAGTGTGTGTATTTGTACATCTATAAACTGATTGTCCGTGTTTAACTAAATCTCCTAGATAATATCTGGCACCCGCGGCGTAAACACTTCTAAATTGAATTCCTTCAAAAACAATCTGCCAATTACCGATATCTTGTTCTAGTCCACCAGGTTCTTGCATATTCACATAAACTTCTCCTGGTGCAGATGTGTGTCCAGTTAAACATCTATAAACATATCCGCCATATCTAACAACATCTTTTTCTCTATATCTTGTATCTACTTGCCAGTAGTCTGCCCAATTATCTGTTTTATCAATAACGTCCCAGAATCCTGATCCTGACGATTCAAGACCAAGTGCAGTGTCGGCAGAGTCATGTTCAAATTTACATCTGTATAGAATGCCATTGTATTTTACTAGGTCTCCAACAATGTAAGATGTTTCAGGTTGCCAGTCGCCCTTCCATTTGGCTCCTCTGGTATGCGTTGTCCAGTACTGACTGTTTCTTTCAAAGCCAAATGCCGCATCTTTAAGAGCAATGTGACCTTGTATACATCTATATACCTGTCCACCTCTGTTAACTAAATCGTTTAAAATATATTCTGATGGTACAAATGGTGTTCGAAGCGTACCACTTGAAGTATATGTGGTGTACAATCTTCCGTCAACTGCAACTGTTACGGCAGTGTCAGTATAAAGTTGTAGTGTGTTTGCACCCAACGGATTCACGTAATATGTGTTTCCATTAAGTTCGGTCATACCGTTAACACCTGTTATTGTAATTGCTTGACCTTTTGCTAAACCGTGTGGAGCATTTGTTGTGATAACAACCGGTTGTGCTTTAGTTGCCGCTACAAGACCAAAAGTGTCATCACCTGAAGATTGTTCCCAATTACCCTGCCAGCGATAACCTTCACTCATTAACTCCCATTTTGTTAATTGAGGATTACCTTCAACACTTAATTGTAGGACTCCGCCTTGAACATCTACTGTTTGAATTGTTACCGTAGCATCATTAACACCGTTGACACCACCTAATTGACTACCTGTAATTGTAAAAGCAATTTTAGGAATATAAGAAATACCTGGTTCTTTAATTGTAACAGTATATCTATTTCCAGATCTAGTAATTGTAAATTCTAAATTTGATCCTGGATTTTGAGCAACACCTTCGGGTAAAATTTCATCTAAATCAAATGCGGCATCTATGGCATTTGGTGCTGTATATGGAGCAGGATAAGTGTAATCGTACAAATAATCTCTAGAGAAGTTATTTGACGAAGTATGTGCTGTTGTACAGAAATATACTCTACCTCCTGAAACAACAATATCATCTAATCGATATGCTCTCGCCGCCGACCAGACTCCCTGGAAAGTATACGTAAATCTATCTAGTTTAAATTCAGCCATTATCTCTTACCCTTGTATTTAACTTTCATAGTTGTACGGTTGATTTAATCTTGCGACTAATTCACCATCTTCATTAATGTAATAATTAATTTTTCTATTATCCCATCTAAATTGTTCATAATTTAAGTTTGCAAATACTTTGTTGTGATTAACATCTCTACCTTCGAAGAAATCTTGTCCAACTGCAAACCCATCATAGTTGTCTTCTTGGTTACCAGGAATATTAATTGTAATTGCATCTGTTTGACTTAGTTGATCTAATACCGCTAAAAAAACTTCTCCATCATCGTTTCTACGAAGACCGTAAAAGTATCTTTCGCCCATTTGACTTATTAAGTCATTTGAATTTGATCCTATATATTGTGTCATCTATATCCCCTTATACCTGTTCAACAAAACTGATTATAGCATCCATTGAATCACTCCAACTAGATTGAATACTCAATCTATGATACTGATCTAAAATTAATTTTTCACCACCATTCAATGCTCTTAAACTTGTGTTTGGTGGAATTGGCACATCCTTAATATAATTTGCAGTAACACTACCTTCATCTGAAATAAGTATGGTTGCTAAAACAGTAGAATCTGTAATGTTAGTTAAACTTATACCTAACACAATGTTCTTTTTGTTTTGACCTACTTGAAATATTTCAATAGGTTTTGTTCCTACGTCTTTTATAATTGCATTTCTAAATATCGTTGCCATTTTTCTCTACCCAAATATTAAAGCATTGATGATCGACAAATCTTCTGCTTCTTGTAATGTCGCACCACCGCCTGCACCAACAACCGAACCCCAAGTTGTTCCTGTCCAAATTTCTAATCTACCTAGACCGGTGTTATAACGTAAAAGTCCTGTATCAATTGATCCAATTGGTCTACTATTAATATCACCAATTGGAACCTTAATACCATATGTTCCGCTAAAACTTACCCAACCTTCACCATTTGGTACAGCAAAGTTAGTTCTTCCGTTTGTTGCTACATTAGTTATCGTATTTGTTGTTTGATCTATCTCTAAATCACCAATAACAACCTTACCTGTACCGTTAGGAGTAAGTGTTAAATCGGCGTCTGTTCCTTCTGTACTAATAACATCTGTGTGTATTCTAGGTGTATTAAGTCTAGTACCGTTTAAATCTGCACGTAAAATGCCTCCAATATAACTTCTAATAGTATCATCGTTAGCACCCTGCGTTAATTCCGCAGTCATGTAAGTGTTTTGATCTTGGTCGATAATAATACCTTTACTACCACCAAGTACGTTCCAGAACGCACCGTCATACCCTTCAAAGTTTAAACTGTTTGTGTTAAAACGTACCATACCTTCTTGAGGTGTTCCTGGTCTTTGAAGCGTTGTTCCTCTAGCAATTCTTAAAGCATTGGTATCTGGAAAATCAACATAACCTGTACCGTGTGCAAAAATTTCTAATGTGTTATTGTCTTGATATGTTTGTAATGAGTTATTAACCAAACGTACTAAGTCAACTTCGAATTGTGTAGCACTAAATTTGTCTTTGTCAATAGTTGCAACTAAGTTACCCTGTGCATAAAATTTAATTTCATCTTCATCAGCACCTAGAACACTTTCTAGTTGAACTCTTGTATCACCATCTTTATCTGTAATTTGTGCAATACCGCCTGTGATTTCTGCATCGCCTGTAATAATTGTTTTATTATCACCAATTGGATCTATAAAAATATCTCCGCCAGTGGACGATATAGTATTTCCAGATAATCTTAAATTTCCTGTTTCTATTTTTGTTGGATTAATTACTGATGTATTTGTTCCATCTGTAAATTGTAATCCAAGTGATGAAGCAATTTCTGTTAATGGTGCAGTAAATGTTACATCTCCTGTATCCTGATTAACATAGAATGAATTTCCTACTCTGTAATCACCTTTACTGTCAACAGATGTAAAGTAAACTCTACCGCCATTTTGCTCAATAACTTCGTTAGTTTGAATTACATTATCAAGGTTGTTTGATAAATCATAACCAACACCAATGTAACCAAAGTTTTGAGACATAAGTCTTAGGCTTACATCTGGACCATCAGCAGTAACGCCTCTGATGCCATAAACACAAGCACTACCGTTTGATCTCATTTCAGCGGCAAATTCTTGTCTGCTGTATCTTGTAATTCCTGTTGCTGTTGTTCCTGAAACACCGCCTAAAATTGATCCGCCATTTCCTGGAGTTAAATCTTGTTCATTAAGATCATCATATCTTCCGTCAACATAAACAGTATTGCCATCTGCACTAACACTGTCAACTACAAAATTAAATGTAGAAGAACCATCTGATGATGTAACTGTGATAGTTTCACCTACGCTCCATCCTGAACCACTTACACCTGAAAATGTTATCCAAGTTTTTCCGTCGCCGCCTCTACCTTGTGTTCCTGCAACTGCTTTGATACCGTCGGCACAGAAATATGTAAAACAGTTCAACCATTCAACTCTTATACCGTTGGTCATAAACAAACCAATTTGATTTGGTGCAAAAATTGTTACTTCATTACAAAGCAATGCGGCTTCGATTGAATTTCTTGCAACATACTGACCATCGGCTTTAATTCCTCTACCAGCATCGCCGGCAACGTAACCATATGGATCAGTTCCTGATGTTGTTGAACCTTTGTTTAAAATTGTAATATTATAAAGATATGGTGATCTTAATGCAATAGTTCCTACAACAGGATTAAATGCAAACGCATATCCTGTATCATTTCCACTATTGTAAAGCATATCTCTGATTGTTAAATCTTGAACTACTACGCCTTCGTTCATATAAAAACAATCTAAATCTTGTGTTCCAACAGTTGGTTTAATTTGTGTTGCTCTAAGTCCAGCACCTTGGATTGTAACTCCTGCAGGGATTACCATTGGAAAAATTTCAGTGTATGTTCCTGCGGCAATTCTAATAACATCTCCTGATGTTGCTACGCTCAAAGCGTGTTTAATTGTAGCGAACGCACTATCAGTACTAGTTCCTTCTTCCGTGTCATCGCCGTTAGTTGTGACAAAGTAAGTGTTGCCTTCTTCGTTTAATAGTAAATTTGTAATTCTAACTTTACCAGTACCATTAGCACGAATTATTAAATCTTCGTTTGAATTAACTGTTTGAATTACATTATCGCCTAGTTGGATTGTTCCAATATTAGCATAATTTGAATCTAATGTTTTCCAACGTTTGCTTGGATTACCTAGTACGTACTTGTCGCTTTCATCAGGTAAAAAATCTGATATAATATCTGCGTTAAACTTAACAGTATCTGTATTTGCATCACCTAAATTAATATTTCCACCTGCGGTAATGTTTCCAGTTGCATATAAATTACCAGTAACATTTGTGTTACCTACTAATTCAATAGTACCTGTACCGTTTGGACGCAATTCAATAGGTGCATTAGAATCTAATGTCGTAATATAGTTGTCATTTAATTCTAATGAATCTACATGAATTTTTGAATGATAGATAACTGGATCGTTACCTGCTGGAATAAGTGAAATGGTACTTAGGCTGGAACGTATTTCGTTCCCTTGCATTTCTAAGTTACCTATTTGTAATAAACCTTGAGTTGGATTTTGATTTGCTGGTCCAACTTGTAAATTGTCTGTGTAAATTTTGCCTGCTACTTGGAGATCGTGTGTGGGCGAAGTTGTTTTAATACCAACTCTACCGTTGTTAACATCTAGATATAATAAGTCAGTTTCAAAAGCCAGATCTACGCCATTACGCAATAGATTTGCCTTTAGCAACGGACCCGAAATACGACCGACGGCCATTGTCTATTCTCCTTTAGCGGGCATCCTGTGCCTCTAACCACCTTACATTGCGGGTTAACCACAGTTTGTACTTGCAGTTTACTGGTCGTTATTACTGCAATTAATATTATTTAGTCTGTTTTGGAAAAAGGATTAAGATAGGTAGTGATTAACTTAATATACTACCGTCGTAACCGTGTATTACTGTTACGTCTTTGCCGAACGGCACTGGTGAATCAAAGCGTACATTTTTAACGCCGGATCCTTGTACTAATGTATAGTTTACATCTGGAATTTGAACAACGTTTTCAACTAATACTAAAATATTTCCTGCCGCTAATGGTGTAGGATTAAGAGGACCAAAGTCTGTAATGTTAGCATCTCCGGTACCTAAATTTTGTACAATAATTCTACCTGGTCTATTAGTTCTAACTTGCTCCCAAGCATTATTAACATATACTTCAATTTCATTTAAAGTTGTATTATATCTAATTGTTCCATTAACAGGTGCGGCTGATCTGTCTTCTGTAGATCCAGCACCGATAGTTAAACCAGTTCTAGAACCTTCAAATGATACAACACCATTAATGTCAACAAAAACACTTTTGTCAACAATAAATTTATTTTTTAATATTGCTTGTTTTACAAATCTCATATTATTACACCGGTATAGTTGAAATCATGAAACTAATAGTTGCTGGCGAAGTGGTTTGAGCCATTACTTTGTCATCTGTGTCTAGTACTATTCTTTCTGAATCCATTATAAAAGTTTCCCCTGCAGGAATACTTACATTGTGTAATATTTTGTTTGCATCACTAACTGCATCTCCGGCTTTTACAATGTGTAAATCCATAAATGTATCTGCATCTGTTAATACATTACCACCACCAGAAATGTTTGATGTGTCTGCATAGTTACAGAAAATCATAGTAGTCACTGCATTGCTTCCGCCTGTACTTCTGTACAGTTCAGTAATGGTTGCATCTATATATCCATTTGCTATTGCCATGTTTTATCCTAAAATAATATACTCATTAGTAACGCTTTTTTCTTACTTACAAGTTCATCCCTTGTACTAGATGTATTTACAAAAAATAGTCCAGAACCCCCCACATCTTCGGATTGGACATATAACTTAATTCTACCAGAATCTGCACTAGGAGGAGCAGGAGTTACTGTTCCTACCAAAGATAATACGTCATTTACTACTACTTCTGCGGATCCGTTTGACTCTAAAAATAGTGTGCTGTTTGAATTTGAAGGTCTAATAGTTGTTCCATCAATTTCTAAGTCGCCCAACTGTATCTCTTGATTAGTAAGTTCAAAACGAACAACGCCGTCAACTTCAGCAAATACTCTGCTACGAGCATCACCACTTTGAACATCTTGTGTTTCAACTTTTGTGTTATCACTTCTAATCAATGGAATTTGAACACCACCTGAAATAGCATCATCAACATATTTTTTGTTGACTAAATCATCGTCTTCTAGATTTAGTTCATAATCTGTTGTTCCTCTAATGCTAACTTTAGCATTAGGAGCCTTAGTTCCTAGCAATACTAAATCTTCACCTGTTGTGTTAATTTGATGTGCTTGTATGGAACCTAATGCTGTTCCTACTTTAAATTTAAAAATTCCTGGGCCTGTTGCACCACCAGGCATAATGTATGAATCTGTATCGTCGAATAATATTGTAGCATCATCGCCTGTGCCTCGATCAATCTGTATACCAGCCGATCCTAGTGTTACTCCACTACCTGTTTCGCCCTGATTTAAAACAATAATATTATCTTTAATTGTTAAATTTTCTGAACTTACAGTTGAAGTGTTACCTAGTACTGTTAAATCGCCAGTAACAACCACACTACCGGTTTCGTTTCCGGTGTTTAGTGTTATTGTTCCGTTTGATACTGTTTCGATTGCATAATCGCCAGCAACTCTTAAAACGTCTTTTGCCATGTGTACAAGGTTCCTTTGCTTATTACACTTATTTAGTCAAGAGAAAAGGGTAAAGCGAACTTTACCCTTTCCGTGTTTGCAATTAGATTGCTGTAAGAACCATGATAGATTCTGTAGAGTCGTCTTGGATAACCCAAGTATAGCGATTATCATTGAAATCTCTACAAGTTCTATTGTAAAGTTTCTTAATACGCACTTGGTCTCCACCACCGCCTGATAATGTACCTTGTAATGACATTTCATCAGCCGCTAATGAACCTGCCGCTTTATCTACTAAAGTTACAACTCCAACGTTACCAGTTCCAGAACCGCCAACTTTTGTCTTTGATCCTGTCTTAGTATCGTTAACTAAAAATTTATTAGTTGAACGTTGTCTTATGATATAACCTTCTTCTGATTCAGCGTTAGCACCAACCTGTACGTTTACTGTAAAGTTAGTACCGTCTGCTAATAATCCGAAGTATTTTTTGTTTACTGGTCTTCCCATTTTTTTCTCCTTTAAATCCCGTTCTAGGGGCTACGCGGTGGGTCATTCCGCATAAGTCCTACGTTGTGTAGGCACGTTTAACGACAATGTATTTAGTCTGTTCTACTGAAGAGGTGCATAAGATGTACATTTGCAAAGTCTTTTATTGCACGATTTATTTCTTTACATTTGTCTTTATGTTTTAAAACATAAGAATCTCTATGTGTTGTTCTAATTTTCATTTCTATATCAGAAAGTTTTCTTACTTCAGAACCCATACTTGCACAAAACTTAACAACATCAAAATGAAATTCTGGTGCTGACTTTGAAAGTTGTCTAATTTGGGTTTCTGCTTCGTGCCAATCTAAGGAATGTGTAATTTCTTTAATGTCCATAACAATATTTACAATCGTTTGGTCATAAAAAAAGGGCGAACCTTTCGATCCGCCCTTTTAAAGTTACTTACTACTGCTCTCTTGGATTATGAGAATGATACGTTAGCAGAAGTGATTGACACTTTGCCTAAGTAATCAGCCGCATTTCCTAAAGATGATGCAGAGTTGTTCAGTTCAATGTAACCGTAACGTGTCATAAAGCCAACAACTGGTTCAAAAGTTGCAGGATCTAGAACAACGCCAGATGACATTAGAGGAATGTATGGGCAATAGAATGCCGCCGCATCAGCCTCTGAAGAACCTTTGTATCCAACAAGTACTTGATTGTCATCAGCACCTGTGTCAGCCAAGTAAGCGTCAACGAACACTTTCATTGCACCGTTTAGTGTACCAACAAATTTAGTGTTAGTAGGTGCTTCGAAAGTACCTTCTGTTGTTCTTGCGAACGCAGAAGTAGTCGCAGATTGTAGGATAGTCAATGCTTGGTTTGAAACCACTGCAAAGTTACCTGCACCGCGTCTTGTTCTTTGAGCGATCTTGTTAGCAGTTCTGTTGATTTGAACAGCCAATGCCGCGTGTTCATCACCAACAAAAGTAGCAGTACCAGATACAGCCGCTTGGTTGTAAGTTTCTTCAACTGAAGCAAGTGATCTTAATGAAGCAAGAATCTCTTGGTCGATCTCAGAAGTAATTTCTTGAGCAAGAGCGGCCATGATTTCTGCTTCGATATCAATGCCTTGTTGTGCTTGAGCGTCTTGTGCCGCTTCAAATGTCCAACGAGCAGATAGTTTACGAGTTTTCGCCTCTACTGCTTGTTTTAAGATCTGAATTGACATTTTCTTACCAGGTGTACCTTCTAATGTAGCAGTCGCATCTGCTTTATTAGTTGAAGCGTTACCTGAATAGCCTTCAGCAATTTTGAAAGGTGATAGTGCTTCTTCGCCTGCTGTTGCAGAATCGAAAGTTTCAGCATATCTTACTCTCAATGTGTGGATTTGACCCACTGGACCTGTCATAGGTTGTACACCAACGATTTCGTTAGCAATAACGGTTGGCATTACACGTCTAATAACTGGTAGGATGACTCTGTTTAGAGTTGCTACGTTACCGGCACTAGTTGCACCACTTGAAGCCGCCTCAGCGAGATACTTGCGAGTGTTCTCGAGAGTGACATCCATGACGCTTTTCTTATGGCCTTGTAGACCCTCTAATAGAGCGGTCTTAGTTTCGGACCAATTTTCTTTTAGTATGTCTGACATTTTCTGTCTCTCCTTTTAGTTTAATCCCGCTAATCTGCGGAGTTCAATTAAGTTTGACTTTTCTTCTGTAACGATATTGCTTTCCTTATCACCTGTAACTTCAGATGCTTCGGTTAACGCCACACGTTTTGCTTTAATAGATGTTTTATCATCCATTACCGCTGGAAGGTATTTGTCAAACGCCGTATGCAACTTTTCAGTTGCTACAGATTCCAATAGTTCGGACATGATTTCTCTTTTGTCTTTCCCTAAAGGTGTTAACAACTCAGTCATCACTGCAACACGTTTTGCTTCGTCTTTGGCTTTTGCAATTTCTTGCTCCTTAGACTCAACTAAATGTTGCTTCTCTGTGACCTTTTTCTCTGCTTCTGCTAATTGCTCATCTTTTTCAGTAACGATCTTCATCAACTTCGCAGTTTCTGATTTTTCGTTTAGATATGATGAACTGTATTCATTAGCAAATGCTTCGAATAGTTTTCTACCAAAATGGTTCTCTCTAGCACCCTTGATGTCTTCTTTCAATTGTGTGATTTCCTCTGCTAATTTTTTGTTAACAGATTCTTGAACGATCTTAGCGGATTTCTCAATGAAGCGTTGTTTTACTTCATCTAATTTAACTTTGGCTTCTTTTACAAGTTTTACCTTGGTTTCTGCCAAATCTTTTTTGTCTTCTGCAAACTCGTGAATTTCTTTTGCGAGTTGTTTGACTACAAAGTCTTCAAGTTTTGCAAAGTTTTCTGAAACTTTTTTACGGTCTTCATTAACTTCTGCAATTTCTTTTGTCAATTGTTTTAGAACGAATTCTTTCAACAAATTAGAATGCTCACTTACTTGCTTTTTATAAGCCACTCTTGCTTCCGCAAGTGCTTTCTTATCTTCGGCAAATTCAGCGATTTCTGATGACAATTTCTCGGAGACCATGCGATCAAGTGCTTCAACCATGTTTTGTTTATCATGCTCATAGCGTTTCGCAAACTCTTCACGAAGTTCAGCAGTAACACTGTTTTTGTTCTCTTTTACTTTTTCGTTCCATGCTTCTTCTAGTGAAGATCTTACTTCCTCACTTAGGATGCCTGTTTCAAAAAGTTTATTAAAAACATCACTCATTGGCTTCTCCTTATTGTTACTGCAAGCCTTTTATGACTCGTAGTATCTGTTCTTTGAGATACTTTTGTGCCTTTTGATCATTGCTGATCTCATGCACCGACCTCATCGCACTATAACCACCTCTTGTATTCATGATGTGTTCATAGATTGGTGTAGGGTAGGCTCCCGGTGCACTAGGTTGTGCTACCACATCAACTGTGATAATTTCGAAATCGCTAACGTGACCATCGCCTTCGTTAACATTTCCACTTCCTCTGCTGGATACACCTAGTTTGACTCCGCTTTCCAGCATTGTCTTTACTAGGTTACCCATAGGAGTAGGCAAAATTTTCATTTTGCCGTACCCGTTAGGACCATCCATCCACATATCGGTAATCATGTGGCTAACTCTGTCCAAGTTTACTTTTAAATCATCTGGGTGATCTACTTCACCAAGAACCGAATATCCACCATCGATTTGATCTTTTAGAGTCTTAACAGCGTTGCCTATCTCGGAGACAGGGTAGATTCGCTGGTTAGCGTTTTTAACACCACCCTGAATACAAATGCCCTTTAAATAAAGAGATTTATTATCCCCTTCACCTTGCGACTCCAAAGTGACTTTCGCCTGATCAAACGTTAAGTTTTCTCGTAAATATAAAGATGCCATTAACGGCTTCCTCCTATTTCAAAATTATTCAGCACTTTTTACAGATGCTTTCTTAAAAGTGTCGCCTGCTTTTGAACCTGGTTCATTCTCGAAAGATTTTCCCATGTCCTTGGCTTTAACGGCACTACCGCCCTTTTCTTCACCGCCTTGTGCAATGTTTTTACCATCAGCACCTTCACTTGCTCCGCCTTTCGACGCAACTGGTGATGCAGTGTTATCAGCACCTTCTGAATTTTTAGGAGCAGAGACTTTTTCAACATATTCTCTCATAGTCTCGCCAGCGGATTTGCTTTGTGTTGTTCCTTCAAATGGAATTTCTTCCCCTGTCAGTTCGGCTGTTGCTGATTCTTCTTCTGGACCCTCTTCTTCACCTTCGTCTTCAGCACCTTCTTCGCCTTCGTCGTCGGCTTTATCACCAACCATAGCATCGAATTCTGCTTTAAGTTCATCAAGAGCGTCTTCTAAGTCAACTACACGGTCTTCAATGTCATCATGTTCTTCTTCATGATCATCCATTTCACCGTCTTTATCGAAGTCCATTTCGCCGTCTTTTTCAACATCTGACATCATGTCATCTGCCGCGTCGCCGCCGATTTCTTCGATTGACTCTTCGTTTTCTGAAACTTCTTCATCTGTTTCTTCATCAGTTGCTTCTTCAACAGCATCTTCATCTTCTTCTGTTGCTTCTTCAACTGCTTCATCGTCTTCTGATTTTGCAGTTTCTTCTACTGCTTCGTCGTCTGACTCTTTAGATGCTTCTTCTACAGCATCTTCTTCCTTGTCTTCAGCAGACTCAATAAGTCCCTGATAGATTTCTTTTGACTTTTCTACAACGATATCATGAAAAAGTTCTTCTGCTTTTTCCTTATCTTCGTTTACTAGCAAGTCTAATAATTGTTCAAATTTTGAATTATCTGACATTGTTTTTCTCCTTTGTTTGTTAATATTAGGCAAGGCTGTCAATACATATTTACAAAAAAACCAGTTTTACCGACTAAAATAGGTAAAAAACCGCTTTTTTGACTATTCTTTGTCAAAAACTTGCTTTTCAAACTGTTCATATGTAATAACTTTATAGTTACTGTGGTTATTTAATATAGTAGGACTGAAATCACCTGGTTTCGTGACCCTATAAAACGTTATATCGCTACGCTCTTTAATAACTGATTCTGTTTGTCTAAGCCAATTACCGTAATATGTTGCTGGTTCTACGCTTTTTTTATAGTTAGGAGTGTCAGCATATATGTTATTAACACGTTTACCGTCAAATAAACCCTGATAATCAAAGCCTAATATATAGATATCTTGGTACCAATCGCTGGCCGCTTTCCACAGTGCTGTGGGTCCACTGCTCCATCCTTTATTAGGATTAAAGTAAAACAGTCCGCTATACTTTTCGTATGCTTTGTTAAAGTTAGTCCAAACCTGTCCATCTAGATGATAGTTGTTGCCAACTATTTCATGAACCATTTTTGGATCTACTGCTATTAGATAATCAGGAGCAAATGTTCGATAAACGGCATTACAGGCATAAATTTTGCCTTTACCAACTAGTCGTTGTAAATCAAAATCCTGTCGTGATGTTCCGTTACCTATGACAAACGCTTTGCTCATAGTTTTATTTAAAAAAGATAGATTATGCTATTGCGGCTTCTGGTGCAGGCAGACCGTACATTAACTTTATAAAGTCTAATTCTTTTGCCTGTTCCAACTCACGTGCTTCAGATGTGCGTCTGATGGTATTGATTTGACTTAATGTAAGACGTGTTTTTCTAGTATCATCTGCTTTTACCACAGAGATATCTCTCTCCGCGTCATAACGTTTGTCGTCTTCGAAGTTTTTACCGTCTTTATTAAAATAAAAAAACTCTTGTAATAGCATGATAATATTTATGTTCCTGTTGGCGTAGTTTCACCAGGTGTAGGTTCTGTACCTGTATCTTCTGCTGGTGGTTCCGGTGCATCTGCTCCTGGTTCTGCTGAACCAAGTGTATCTAAATCAGATTGCATTCCTCCTGGGGTTACTCCAACACCACGCATCTGTTGTTGTGAACCAACATTATCAATTGCTTCACCTGAATTTTCTTCACGCCACATAGTTTCGTTTTCTGCAATTTCTTCTTGGCTTAATCCTAAGAAACGTTTTAGTGCAAAACGTTTTGACATATACGGAACTTCTTGCAATGAAGCAAATGTATTAACACGAGCGTTATCCATTTCACTTTGTCTGTATGCGGCAAAGTTTTGTGGTGGATTCATTTGTAAATCAAATAGATTATTATCAATGTTAACGCCTTTAGCGTTCAAGTACATTTTAAATTCTCTATCAAAAATATGACTTATTAAACTTTGTAATCGTACACAGTACTTGTTAAAACGCAGTTCTTGAATGTATGCTGTGCCCACTCTACCATCATTATATTGTGCGGCACTGTCGTCTGCACCTGTTGGTAAGTATGAACTTGGAATACGTAATCCACGGAATAATTTATTTGTAAAATATTTTAAGTCGTCAATTTCGCCTAGGTTAGTACCACCTGGTAATGTTTCAACTTTAGATCCACGTCCTTCTGCTGTTTGTGGGAAAAAGTAATCTTCATTAATTGATAATGGATTAAAACTAGCATCAATAACATTAGTTCCACCACCTGTTGAACTTGGAATACGTCTTTGATGAATTTCGTTTTTAACTCTTTCAACAAATCCCATAGCAAGGTGGGTAGGCATATTACCTACGTCAATATAAAATACTCTACGCTCTGGTGCTCTTTGCACACGGTAGATAATAATTGCATCTTCAAGTAATTCTTTTTGCTTGTAAACTTTAAAAACTGATTCTAACAGTGAATTACCAAACGGAAAATTTCTGTCCAGTCCTTCACTTAAACTTAAATGCACAACGTGATTGGCATCAATTGCTAATTGGTTGTTTTGTCTCTCAAATCTTGTACCAAAGTTTTGTGGACCAGATCCTACATAACCTCTACCATATGCACCACCGCTGGTTGTGTAATCAACCTGTCCTGATCCTGCCTGTGCTGTAAGTTGTGTTACTGATAGATTTTGAAAGTTAGGATTAGGATCTCTTAATACATATTGTTCAGGCTCTTTGCCTTCGCTTTCGTTTACAATAATTTTATCTAACTTTGCAGGGTCAACGTGATACCATTTAAATGTTTCCGGATCTCTAACAAAGAAAGCATCACCATATTTGAATATGTTACGAACAATTTTAAAAATACGTCTTTCAAAGTTGTTTAGATCGCACCATTGTTGCAGATAACTTTTTAAGATTTTTGTTTCAGGACTTGTAGTTGCGGCTTTAAAGAAAATATTAAATGGTGTTTTGTTTTCTACATTAGTTTGTGTACAAAACTCAGCAAGGATATCTAATGCCGCGTTTACTTCACTGTCCACGTCCATTGTTTCATATTGGCCATAACGTTCAATACGATTAGGATGTCCTGAATAAACATCGGGTAAAAATGATGAATAATTGGACCTCGCAGGGCCGGCCTGTCCCGATCCTGTAATAGGACTGAGAGTTCCTGATGTATCTTTTGGTTTATATTCCTGAAAGTATTTTTTCCAACCCATTTATTTTCCTCTATGCTGATTCTACATACTTTGTAGTTCTGACAGCATATCTTTATTAATTCTTATTAATTCGTCAAACTTAGCACCAAGTCCGCCACCGTTAATGTTATTTACCGATGTTCCAGAACCTTGACTATTATTTGATTTTACACTCTCTTGCTCCAGTTTGTCAAGTTGTTCGTCACTCAAACCGGTGATATCTTTTGCCATTCCGCGTGTTTGTGATTTAATACCGGCTTCATTCTCTTTGGCATATGCATCATATTTGGCTCCCATCGACTGTGCTTGATTAATCATGGAACCAATATCCATTTTGCCGTCTTTCATTCCGGCCATCATGTTACCCATGTCGCCCTGCATCATGTTTAGCATACCACCCAATGGTGAATTTTTAGGAATAACCGCTTCTTCGCCGTGTAACATAGCGGCCTGACCCTTGCCAAAGTTTTTGAATAAACTTCCCATTCCTACGGTACCTTGGGACATACTGTTCTTTTTGTGTTCTTGCAACATTTTAGCAAGACCTTGCATTTCTTCATCGGTAAATTTATCACCGTGAATATCTGCTTCCATATTTCCAAAAATATCACCTATAGGTCTTGCTACCACGCCAATAGCACTCATAATGTGAGCAAAACTACGATTCATCCAACTCTCATCTTGCTTCATTTTTTCAAGTTGGAGTGTTTTCACTTCCTGTAGGATATCGTTAATTTCTTCATCGCTGAATGATCTTCCGTTGTCTTGTCTTTTCTGACTTAAATCTCTAGTTGCCAATGAACCAGTAAATCCTACACCCATATCACTGCCAGCAGTTCCACCCGCTCCTTCTCTTATTGCCGTCATAAGTGCATTTCCTATTTGCACCAGAAGTTCCTTTAACCCATTCATGATATTTTCTCTGCCTTTTTCATCAAAAGGATTTAGGTCTCCGTTAAACCTCTCTAGGAATTTTATTACGTCAGGAGTTTTTTCTCTAATCCATTTTGCAAAGTTGTCCATGGCTGTTTGGAACTCGCCACTTGAGAATACTTTTGTAAACAAATCGGAAAATGCCGATCTAACATCTTTAAGTGCAATGTTCAGTGTGTTAAACAGATCAACAGCACCACCACTCTTGCCCATCTTACCTTGGACCTCTTCAACGCTACCACCAAATAGATTAATACCATTGATAATGTTGCTGAGTGCTGTACCATATGGATCTCCCATCAACATCAACGTACCAGCAAGTTTGGCATTGGCATCCGCAAATCCTTGATTTGAATTAGCAAGATTGTTAAAGTCTCCCATCAACATCTTGTTAAAGTCTTCTTGTGATCCTGCAAAATTTCTTGCCGCATTGGCTGAACCGGTGATTGTTTGATTAAAGCCTGGCATCAAGGCAGTTATCTGCTGTGCCGCATCAGTAACAGGTCCAACGCCCATGATAGCCGCCATGGCCGCTTCTTTACCCGCTTCACCAAATCCTGCTTCAGCGGTACCAACTATCTTTAACATTCTTGCACGAGTTTCTCCGTCAAGACCTGCAAGGAATCTTTCGAAACCTTTGTTCATGTTGGCTTGTTTTAATCCGTTTTCAATTTCGTCTGATTGTTTACCTGTTAGTTCAGATAATTCTCTTAGATATTTTGCGTAGTCACCTGATAGGTTAACCATCTGTGCTTCGCTCATGTTACGTCTTTGCATAGCCACAGCGTTCATGGCAAAGAAACTCATGAACCTGTCATTCTGCTCATCAAAGTCCATACCAAAACGCATTAATGTTCTACCGTTGGCCAACATTGCACGTTTGTTCATGTCAAGGGCCATTTCAGCACCACGTGTTGCTGTGCCTAGTGTGGCAAATGCTTCAACGTTTGCTCCCAATGATTTTAGCAGTTGTCCCGAATCAACACCCAGTGCCGCAAAATCAGACTGTAATCTTTCAACCCTTAACCCAAATGCGATACCAGTTTTGGATAACTTTTGGAACATATCGTAGTTGGTGTTTAACATTGTTACCAATGTTTCCAACACTGTTCCTAGTCCTAAAAAGTCGCCTGTAACATTTTTAACTGTTTTTGCTAGATCCGTGACCTTTGGTTGTGACTGCACCATTGCACCCGCTAGTCCAACCGCCGCACCACCTATTTTGGCTAGTCCGTTAAGCGTTGAAGCCGCTTTGGTTAGTACGCTGGCTAGTTTATCAAACGCTGAGGCAACATTCATACTGCTTTTTTCAACGCCTTTTAGTTGCTTTTGTGCATCCGCGACAGCACCAGAGAACCCGGTTTTACCCGAGGACATTACATCCAAAAGTTTTTGTAGCGTTGCTTCTTCGGCCGCATTGTTTAATTCGACCTGCTGTCCGCCAATTTCTCCTCTTACTGCCATAATCTAGGAATCCCCATTTTCTACGTATATAAATATCTTTATACATTATTATTTATGTAGAGGAAAAAATGGCGGATAATAACATTTTAAGCAAATATCAAAGACAACCTAAGATCTATATTAAGTTGCCTAGCGAAGGTAGATTCTACAAAAAGAATCCTATGGAAAATTCGGGCAGTGGTGAACTACCTGTTTACTCCATGACGGCCAAGGACGAGATCACGATGCGTACACCGGACTCACTGATGAACGGTGAATCCACAGCCAGCGTTATTAAAAGTTGCTGTCCTTTGATCGATGATCCATGGGAAATTCCCAGCATTGATCTAGATGCTATTCTAATAGCAATTAGAATTGCTACCTATGGTGAAAGGATGACGCTTGACGTTAGGGTTCCTCTACCAAACAATGAAAACGAAATTATTGCA